ATTAAATGGCTAATTGGTGTATGCATATTTTGGGTAATAAAATAACCTACGGTTACGTAACCGTAGGTTAGGGTGATAAAAAATGGCATAGCCGTGGTGGTTGGCTATGCCATTGGGTTGTTTATTGTTTGAGTTATTGGAATTAGTCCAAATCTTCGATTAGCGAGCGGATATACTTCTCGATTGTGTGCTCGCCTACGATGGCAAATGTTGGGCTATTTTTTTCTGTTTTGTTGTTGGTGATTATGGTGTAAAATGCCTTGCACCACGTTGAATTATGGGTGGTTGTATTTATTGCAATGCGAGCTTTTTTCTCCCCGTTTTCTAGTGTAACAATGTAGGTGTTTTCGGTTTTTATTTCGTCCTTTTTGGTGTAATTTTTTGCGATCGCAATGGTGTTGATTACGATTTCCATGGTGTTTAGGCCGGTGTTCATTTTTATCCTCCTTTGTTGTTTGATATTTTTATGATAGCATGTTTTTGTATGCGACACGCCGACGGACTGATTTTTATGAAAGATCTTTTTTTCGGCGTGTCGTTTTTGTAATGTGGTATTATGTAAGTACCGACAATAAGGGAGGCATAAAATGATTAAGCACTATTATGTTTTGGTTCACTCTCACGCTACTGCATATCTGTGCAATAATAATGATATTAGTTGCATTGCTAATAGCGCGTTACTTGTGTTTAATAATGAGGCTGATTGTAATTCGTTTATTGCAATGTTTAATAATGCATCCAATACGATTGTTCATGCCGAACGTGTATCTTCAAAAACGGCGAAGCAAATTATGTATTATAAAATTAAGAGCCGTACATATATTGAACCGTTTTCATACTTTAATACAACAGCGCTTATTGAAGAATATAGTAAGCGTTTCTATAATCATATTATTAGCCATTACTCTGAAAAAAAGGATATTCTTATGCGGGACGATGTTGATACACTTTTAACTCATATTAAGCCGCGCATACGGTAGGATCCCCTTTGTGCATATCATTGTGTATAGTAGTGGTATGGTTGAGCAGGGTGTATATGTTACCGTGGCCGTTATTGCATTGATTGCTATTGATTATATTAGTGGTGTGATAGCGGCCGCTTATAATGGTGAATTATCGTCTCGTAGAATGAAAGAAGGTTTGTTAAAAAAGTTTGCATATATTTTAATTATGCTTACATGTTATATTATTGATTTTACAAGTCATAAAGTAGATTTAGGGTTTACGATTAACTTGTATATTACGGTTGGTGTAGGCATTGCATTGATAGAGATTACGTCTATTTTTGAAAACTGTTGTAAGATTAACCCTGAAATTAAGAATAGTAATATTCTTGATATTATTGAAAATCATAAGGAAAGTAAGGATAAATAATTATGCTAAAAGTAGTAGACTTGTCAAACAATAACTTCGATGCTAATGGGGTATTGAATCCTAATTGTGAAACAGCATACTGTGAAGCTGATGCGCTTATTATGAAAGCAACGCAGGGCACATATTTTGTTGATAAGTATTGTGATAAAATGGTGCAACGTGCTATTAAAGATGGTAAACTGTGGGGGTTTTATCATTATGCCGGTGGTGGTAATCCCATAGCTGAAGCTGTATATTTTTATAATAATTGTAAGAATTATTTTAAACACGGTATTCCCGTTATTGATTTTGAAGAAGCGGACAACCATAGCAATTGGAATAATCATAATTGGGTGCGGCAATTCGTTGATAAAGTGCATGAGTTGAGTGGTGTGTGGTGTATGGTGTATATCCAGCAGAGCGCGCTTGCCAAGGTTGCCAATTGTGCCAATGATTGTGCGCTATGGGTTGCCGCATATCCGACACTGACTAATAACTCTTGGAATGTGGGTTTTCTGATTGGCGGTACGGCCCCGTGGGCTACGTATACGCTTTGGCAATACACCGCGGCCAATGGGTGTGATCGATCAATGGGCAATCTCACGCGGGAGGGGTGGAATCGCATTGCCGGTGCGGTGCAGTCTAAGCCGGTGGCGTCTAAGCCGGCGCCGGCGCCGGTGCCACAATATCGTGAGTATGTGGTGCGATCAGGTGATACGTTGTCGGGGGTGTTTGGCAATGATTGGCCGCGCGTGGCGAAACTCAACAATCTCCCTAATCCTAATCTGATTTATCCGGGGCAAAAACTGAAATATTAAAAAACGACACGCCGGGTTGAGAAAAATTAGTAGTATGATATACTAATAGTTGTCAGCTACACGACTAGTACATAAGTGAGGTAACAAAAATGGCTGCAAATAAGGCAAATGAAACGAACACCATTCAGGGTGAGGGGGACGCAAAGCGTACGCGTGCTGTGACGTTCACGCCTGAATCATACACGACGTTTGACGTTAACGATGTGCAGAACAAACTTAAGGTGTTCAACGCCCATAATGCAAGCGCGTCGCTTAATCAGATCGGTGAAGAGCCGTTCAACATTGTAGATGTCATGGCGGAACCAAGTACGCGCGCACAGTCGGGCAACCCATGTCAGAACACCTATATTTTTACCGACGATGGGCGCGTGCTGTTTACCCAGTCCAACGGGATCGCTTCTACGATCAATGAGATTGTGAAAGTCGTGAGCGGCGATTTTAAGGCCAATACGACGAATGGATATGTGCGTGCTCATGTGTCTGTGCTGCCGCTGACCGGCAACCGCACCTACAAGCGTTTGCAGATGGACGCGATCTAATATACTAACCCTAGTAACCTATACCCGGCGCATTACGTTTCTCTCCCGTAGTGTGCCGGCTTATTCTATTCTAAGGAAATTATTATGGCGCGTAAAAGTCGTAAAATGAAGCGTGGTGCGATTCAAGCAATACGCAAGGCAAAACAAAATGTTTTGGATTTGGCAATTCGTATCGAGCAGTCACGCGGCGCGGCCACGGAACGCGGTGACATTGCCAAGCAACAGGCCGCAAGGTGGTTGCGGGGGTCGATCGGCGCCGATAGCAAGCGCACGAAACAGGTGCGGCGCGCGCATGGGGTGCCGGTGAAACAGCGGCAGAACCTTAATGAGGGGGTGCGCGCGGCGCGCCAATTGCAGACGGGGCGCGGCAAGCGTGGCAACGCCAAGCGTGCTAACGTGGTCATGGCGCAACAAATGAGCTTGGCGCAACGCGGGCAACCAAGCACACTAGGTGACTATGGGCGCGCCAAAGTCAAGATTTTTTATAGGGCCACGCAACGCTATTGGCAAGGCAAGGGGCCAAATAGGAATGAAAACATATTGAAAGCGCTTGGCGTACAGACATTAGATGAAGCCATGGCGATCGTCATGGCGGGCAATGGGGACGCGCTTAAAATGGCTATGAACGCTGATAAACCCATTACTGATACGAATAACCCTGATTTTTCGTATGGCGGTTATACTGATATTTATTCGTCGCCTGATTATATTGCATTGGTGAATTATGTCTAAAAAACAGTTTAAAATCTATGGAATATATGACACTGAAACGTGCAACATTGGTGAGGGGAACGAAACGCGAGCATACCCTATTTTATTTATTTATAATGATATTGGGGGTATTGATTTAACTGATTATAAGTTTGGCGAACAATATGACAACATCTCATTTTATAGAAACTCTACAGACTTTTTGAAAAAAATTGCTAATGTTATAGAAGAAGGCAATTTTAACGATGAAATACCAATCATTGCAGCGTATAATCTCATGTTTGACTTACAACCATTGATGTATGAATTAAGTAAAACATACGGGATACAGTGCAATGCGCAAACCCCAACAAACGCGTATACTATCGATCTCATGGTAGGGGGTGACATTGTATTACGTTTTTGGGACACATTTTACTTGGAAATGAACGGCTTGCGCGCTATGGGTGAGACATGCGGTGTCCCTAAGGCGGTCGGTGATTGGGACTATTCGTTGATCCGTACGCAAGCAACGCCGCTGACCGAACGGGAATTGTTTTACGCGGCGCGTGACGTGCAGGTGATCCCCGCGTATTTGTCTTATCTCATCCATGCGAACAAATGGCTTACGCCTACGATGCTGGGGGTGAACGTGCTGACCAAAACGAGCTTGGTTCGGCAGTATGCCAAGCGTGAAATTGGTAAACTACAATACGCAAAGGATAACAAAAAAGGGTATATTACGTTACTTAATTCGATGCAAAGGTTATGTTATCAAGAGTTTCCCAAGTGCTATAATCAATATGCTATTAGGAAAGCATGTTTCAGGGGTGGCCTTACGTTTACATGTGCCAATAATGCTAATCAATCGTGGCATAATGTGGTGTCATTGGACGTTACTAGTATGCACCATACTTTTATCAATGGCCGATATATTCCGGTTCATTTTAGTTTAGCTAGTCCTGATATTTTACAACATGTTGCTAAGAATATTATAAACATTTCAATGAATGAAGTATTAGAGTGTTATTATAAACCATTTGATAGTGCGATACATGCTTTAATCAGGTTTACTAATATTAGGTTAAAAGCTAATTCTATTTTTGAACACGCGGGTATAGGTATAATACCTGAAAGTAAGTTTGCATTAAAAATCGGCTTAGTTGATATTAGTGACGATATTAGAGCCAAAACAGCAGACGAACAAATTAGGGAACGGGGGTTTAAAGACTATGCAAAAACCCCAATTTTTGCGTTCGGTAAACTTATGAAAGCCGAAGTGTGTGAATTGTTTTTAAATGAAATTGAATTGTGGAACATTGCGCAAGTATATGATTTCGATACCATGCAAGTGCAATATGGGGAGTTGAGTATGCGGTATATCGTCCCGCCGGATTATGTCACGCTGCAATCTAATATATTGTTTGAACAGAAAACTAATATGAAAACAATATTGAAATATTATGTAGAGGGTGAGCCGTATAAGCGTGATATTCCGGCTACGATACCGATGGGCATTGCAGAGGAATTACGGGACGGGACGGCCGAAGTGCAATTTTTGAATGCGTACTATAATTCTACGATTAAAGGCATGTTTAATGGTATCTATGGCACTCAAGCTATGGACTTAATGCGGCCGCAATTTATGTGTGTCAATGGGGAAATAAAAATCGACAATACTACCATTGCAACGCCTGAAAACTATGCCGACAAACAACCAACCACCCCCATGGTATTGTACACCTATGGTATGCGGATCGTGGCGGGGTCACGTATGCACCTTGTGATCGCGTTGCAGCTCATGGTCGGTGCATTGGGTGACCGTTTTGTGCCCACGGGGGGCGACACCGATTCAATCAAGGCGGCGGTTGCCGCCGATGTGTCGAACGATGAGCTCATGCGTGCGTTGCAGCCATTGGCGGCCGCTAGCGACGCGGCGATCGCCATGACCATGCGGCGGGTGCGCGCCCAATATCCGCAGTTAACGTCGCCATTAACCGGGGTCGGGCATTTTGACATAGAGAGCGCGGGTGCTACAGATCGCTGGGAATGCCATTTTGAGGCGTGGAATAAGGCGCGTATGAGTATGAGCGATGGGCGTTTCCACATTACGTGCGCTGGGTTGTCCCGGCCGCGCGGCATGTACCATATCGAGACGTGGGCGGCGGATATGTATGCGGCTGGATATGATTTTGATACGATCGCTAGGGCTATTTTTGGGTACGACACATTTGTAGAGCATGACATATGCCATTCGCTAGAGCATTATAGGCCATTGGTGAGCGATAAAATCAACGCCGATATAACCGACTATCAGGGCAATACCGCGCATGTCAACGAATATCAGTCCATAGCGCTGTATCCTAGTGGCAGATGGCTGGGGGAGACAACTAAGCGGGCGCCAATGGAAAATGTGCAGTGGTTGCGATCACATGGGCACTATGTGGATATGGGGGATAAAACAATCTCAGTAACTAATGATACAATATATTTATATACTACTGGAATGTATGGGCTTGAGACGACCATGATGGGAAATAAACGACATGAGTAAGTATTATGATTGGGTTAAAACGTTGTCATATGACGCGCCTATCACTATGGTTATTGGTGCGCGTGGAATTGGTAAAACCTATGGTATCAGGAAACAAGCGATTAAAGATTTTTTAAAAAATGGTGAGCGGTTTGTGGAAATATGTCGTTTCCGTGAAGAGCTTAAAATTATGGAACGTAACTATTTTGATAGAGTTGGTAAAGAGTTTCCTAATTATGTTTTTAAAATTGAACGTGATTGCGGGTATATCGCAGAAAAATGTGATAACCCTAAAAACCAAAATTGGGATTTAATTTGTTACTTTGTCGCGATGTCGTCATTCCAGATTATGAAGAAAGCTACATTTAATTATGTGAAACGTATTATTATGGACGAATGCGTTATAGAACGCAGTGACAAATATCACCGATATTTGCCCGATGAATGGAATATTTTAACCAATATTATTAGCTCGGTGTCGCGCGAACGCCCCGAAGATGGTAATAATGTACGATTATATTTATTGGGCAACGCTTGCAATATCATTAACCCATATTTTGAACATATTAAAATGTCGGGAACGCCCCCGCGCGGGTACAGTTGGCATAATAATAAAACAGTGCTATTGCATTATCCAGATGATATAGATTATGTGCGGGGTATGGAAAAAACATTAGCCGGGCTTATGGCAGTGGATACACAAACAAATGATGTTGCCATAAAAAATGAGTTTGTAAGTCCTGAATTATCTATGATTGGTGATAAAACATCATATTCTAAGTATTTGTGTACATTATTGTATAATCAGCGCGAGCTTGCAATATGGGTGGACGAACGCAACGGCATATATTATTGCAACGGAAAAACCCCTAGCGATTCCACGGCGGTATACGCCCTGACCATGGATGAGGGGCCGAACTACCCCGTGCTCAAAAAACGAATGCCATTGCTTCAAGTGATCTGCGACGCCTACCGTATGCGGATATGCCGATTCAGCACGCCATTGATCCATGGCATTGCACGCGACATTGTTGCATATATCGGCGCATGATGGTATAGTGGACTATGCCATATGAGCGTAGTGGTGCTCAACGCATTGCAGTGACACTATGCCGGGACACCACGGGAACGTGCGGCATGGGTATGTGTACTAGGATTTGTCACCCTCACTGCGAAGCCGAGATTGCACTCTACACAAAGCATATGGTACGATTAAAGGGCATTGCCACAACTATGGCAATGCCCTTATTTAATACAATATGCTAGCATAGTAAGGAAATAAAATGGTGGAACCAAACGATTGGACGAAACCATTGGACGAAACCCCCGCAGAACAGACCGAACAGCGGGCCGACGATTACGATGACCTCGCACGCCGGTTGGATGAGGTACTTGAACAGCTGTGGGGTTGAGATTGTACTCTACACAAGATATATGGTATGATTAAAGGGCATTGCCACAATTATGGCAATGCCTTTATTTAATACAATATGCTAGCATAGTAAGGAAATAAAATGGCGGAACCGAACGACACCAAACCATTGGACGAAACCCCCGCAGAACAGACCGAACAACGCACTGACGATTACGATGGCCTTGCGCGCCGGTTGGACGATGTGCTTGAAAAATTGAATGACATGGCGGCCGTGTTGGGGTCGATTAGCGATCTTGTCAAGATCAGCAATGCGCCTGACGTTGTGGTGTCGCCTGATACGGACGCCACCGATGATACTGACACCGATGGGGTGGACGTGATTGATCTTGACAACCCTATTGCTGATTGGGACTTGTCACTCAAATAATACACATTATAAACGTTTGAAAGAAGTTTTTATTATGGCAGTAAACAACAGCACCATTATGGCACGCGCGTGGCTTGAGGGTACGAACGATTTCCAGCAGCGCATTCCACGGCCTACACAGTCCAACATTGCGCAAGTTGCCGAAGAATTGTTCAACCCATTGAACGGCAATTATTATAATTATTTCCAAGATTTCCTTGTAAACCGTATTGCATATACGTATGCGCATGGAAAGATTTTTAATAACCCATTGGCGGTATTCAAAAAGAATAAAATTGATTACGGCAATTCCATTCAAAACGTTGCCTATAAGTGGTTGAAAGCGCATTCGTATGAAGATGATGCCGAAACATTGCTTAAGGTCAACCGCCCCGAGGGCGTCGCGTGGTATGTGTCGCAGAACCGGCGTGACCGCTACGACGTGACGATCAACCGCGACGAACTACGCACGGCATTCGTAGATGAATATGGTTTGAATAATCTCGCCGCTAAAATCACCGAACTGCCCACTAATTCGGATAACTACGATGAGTTCAACATTATGAAGAACTTGCTCGCGGTGTATGAAACGAATTACGGATTTACCAAGCACGCGCTATCGGCGGCACCCGCCGATGAGGCAACCGGCAAGGAGTTTCTTACTGCCGTTATGGCCGATAGCGGCCGTATGCGTTTCCCGTCCACCAATTACAATGCGATCAACGCGGCCCCCATTCCAACATTTGTGAGTGAAGATGAACTGATCCTGATTGTGACCCCGCAGACCAATGCAAGCATTAAGGTCAACACCTATGCCGGTTTGTTCAATTTGAGCGAGGCCGAAGTGAACGCGCGCATTGTAGAAGTTGATTTTATCCCCATTCCTAACGCGGTTGCCGTTCTCACCACACGGGATATTTTCGACGTACACGATACCTTGTATGAGATGCAGAACTTCTACAACCCGCAGACACTGGGCACGAATTACTATCTGCACCACTGGGGTGTTTACGCGGTCAACCCCTATGTTCCGGCCATTCTGTACACCACCGACACCGCCGCCGCAAACCCCACCATTACGCAGACTGTGACCGGTCTGACGATCACCGGCCCGGCGTCCGCGTCCTTGGGTGACGTGGTCGAGCTGGGGTATACGCTCGCCGGAACCGTGACCCCGGACGGCACCCCGATCGAGCTACGCCCCGATAGCGTCACCGCGAGCGTGACACTGACCCCCGCAGATGATGATACCGAAAGCGCGCTTACGTCCCGCACCTATGTGGCGCCGGACGGCCGGTTGCATATCCAGCGCGACGGCCTCAAACCGGGCAGCGAGATCGTGGTCAACGCGACGGGCACGTATGTCAATCCGACCGCACCGCAAGCACAGCGTATTACCGCGTCGCATACCGTGACGATCGCATAACCGCACATATATGTGTTGGGCATACCCGAACAATATGGGTATGCCCATTGTTTTTATATAGTTTTAGGAGATGATAGTATGGGCAAGGAACTCCCGCATATCGGGCAAGATATGAATAATTTCCCTAGGGATAATACGCGCGTATACCCACAGTATAATAATCAGTTTGATTATTCAAAATATATTGGAAACTATACTATTTTTAAACCATGTAATGTGCGTTGGAATGCCAGCGACAACAACCGCGTATATTGGCAGACCGATACCGAACGGGACGCTTGGTTTGATAGTATTAACACCCCATTCTATACCCAAGAATATACGAGCGGCATGAATATCGTAGATGGTGAGGAAATCAAACTACCTATTCCATATCAGGCGATACAGCAATATAACTATTTAATGATGATTGTGCCCGATACCCCCGTAGACAACAACGTTAATCCGGTGAAACGTTTTTACTACCATATCATTAACGCTACATATATGGCGCCTAGTGTATCCATGGTGACGTTGGAATTGGATTATTTCACCACATACCAGCATAGTATCGAGATCGCCCGCATTGCATTGCAGCGCGGGCATTACGCCATGGCACTGACCAATGCCAGTGATTTTCTGGCTGATCCAATGACCAATAACGCGGGGCTGCTAACGCCGGAAATCGACGCGCCGGATATGGGCGCCATAGTGAGTGCCGCCGATTTTTACGCACTGGGCGCCGACGATCTGTGCGTGTGTTTCGCCATGCGGTGCAGTGCGGTGGCAATGCGCTCATGGGGGCGCGCCAATCCGCAGACGGCCGATAGCACGCCGCCGGTGTATGGCGATGCCGCTGGGTATTGGGGCGACGAATACAATGTGGCGGGTTATCAGTGGGGCACCAATGGTGATTACAGCGCGGTCACCAATCCGACCACGCCCAGCATTGCCAACGGCAACAACCGGCCCAATGGGTATGAGATCATTGGCGCGCTGACTGTGGACGTGCTCAACCCCACTGGGAACGGTAATATATTGGAATATTGTCAAGAGTATTACCCGCAGTTTTTTTCAGCTGTTGAAGCGATGTTCATCGTACCTAAAGCACTGATTACGTTCAACACCAATAACGCGGTTACATTGGGCAATTACACATTGTATACAGTCAACGCTGCAAACGATACCGTAACCAATATTACATTGGATAAATCAATGTTTGATTATCCCAATGAGTACGCTGATATTGCAAAACTATACACCACACCATATGCGGCGGTTAAACTCATTGACACCAACACCAATAATGTTGCTGTGTTCAATATACAAGATATGTCCAATAATGTAACAATTGAACGACGTTGTTCCATTGCATACCCATATCTTAACGCACAGCTGTTTCTACGTGGTGTTGGTAGCAATAAAACAATCAATTACCAATGGCGTGCCATGAATAACGCTAATCGTAATACCGCCATACCAGAAAGCGCATATAATTTTATCTTCAATTATGATATTCCAACGTTTGAACTCATGGTAGATAACACTGTACTGTATTACTTGAGCAACTATAATAACGTTGCCAATATTCAACGTGAACAGGCATTGAACGCATATCATAATGCAATCCGTAGCGGCAATACAAGCGCGTATAACACAGGCGTTTCAGCGGAAACAAGCCGCGACAACACCGCACGTAACATCGCCAACACCCGCGCCAACACTGTACTAAGCAACAACAATGCGAGCGCCAATAACACAGCGTCCACTAATACTATGCAGACCAATGTCACATATTTGAACACAGAGCTGATGGTATATGCCAACGAACTCAACACAAAAGACAACAATTTCGTGGTGCAATACACCAACCCCGCGCTAGAAGCCGATACCGTCGTGGCCAATCACGCCATAGATCTACAGATGCGCGCGGATCAGGCGAGCACCAACGTATCGCTGGGCAGCGCGATCGCCAACATGGTCACCGGCGCGGCAAGCGGCGCCATGATGGGCGGCGCGGCCGGCAGCGCGCCCGGGGCCGTTATCGGCGGCATTGTGGGGGCGGTCGGCGGCGGCGTCGCCACATATTCGGAAAGCAAGGGCGGCGGCATGAACCAGACCGCCACATTGGCCGGCGGCATTAGCGGCGCGTCTTCAACGGTCGGCACCACCATGACATTGATCGGCGGCAATTCCATCAATCAGGGTCATGCTGACGCCATGAAACAGGCTAATACTGTGTCGTTGGATTGGCATAAAGCGTATAATATTTCAATGGTTGCCGAAAAAAACGATTATAGAAGTATTGGCATTGAAAAAGATAACGACGTTAGAAAAACTACAACCGATAACAATATTACTCTAGCTAACACTATTACAGCTAATAATATTGCCTTAAACACTAACACTACTAATAACACGTGTAACACAACAGCAACCAACAACACCGCAACATATAACACAACGATTGCGAACAATAATCGTAATAAAGAAACAAATATCGACATTGCAAAGCGGCAGCTGGAACTTAAACAGCGCATTAATGCTTGGACTAAATCAGATATGAACCGCTCGCGTTCTGCAACAATCGCACAACACACCGGCAATGCCGTTAATGATATTTATGGGTCCAATGGTATTCTTATGCAGATTATTACGCAACCTAATGACATTATTAAACGTTGCGGTGATAGTTTCTTACAATACGGATATGCGTATAACCAAAACGTTGAAAACCCCAATTTAATTATTAACGAATATTTCTCTTATTGGCAAGGCGATGCACTTATTTATTCAATCAATGCACCTAATAATGCTATAGAATATATTCGCCAATTGTTTGCAACCGGTTTGACGGTATGGGCGTCCGGTGATACAATTGGACATAGTATTTACGATAACAATATCTTATAATAAATGGCGGTTATACAATGAGCAGAAAAAAGAAATATAATCGTTGGGGCAACAAAAATCTATGGCAAACCGCCGCACGTAATGACGCCCTATACACCATGCTACGCAACCAGATCATTGGCATGGCGCTTAGCCGCTATCACTGGGTCAATCTCCCGCCAACATGCGACGAACGCTACTTGGAACTGACCTTACTCACGCAAGGGATCGCCACCATCGGCGCGCCCCGCAGCGGCGCGCATATGGGGCAATGGCTTTCGCTTGCCGTGGGATCGTGGCAAAAGGCGCCGGACATGTACGGCAATCCGCAAGTGTGGTCGGCGATCGGTGTCAACGGCACCCAATTCAACGTCACGCCCAATAACGGATATTATTGCTGGGACAACCACCAACGCACGCCGATCATGCCGCGCATTGATCTATGGGTCGAGGAGTTGGTGGACATCATCAACACGATGCGCCAAAACAGGGCTCACCAGAAAGTGCCGCTTATTATTTCCGGTTTGCAAGAAAAAACAAATGACCTGACCAATTATGTGAAACAGGTTGCCGGTGGTGAAATAATGGTAATCGCCACCGATGGCATCAGCAATATCAATGCGCAAGCGATCACCCCGACGAATGCGCTACCGTTTATCGGTGAACAATTATGGGCAAATTACCTCAATATATGGAACCAGATATACAACGGTCTTGGCATTAGTAACCTTGACTTCAAACGTGAGCGCATGATCGAGGATGAAGTGAACTCATTGGACAACCCCATAGACCTGATCGCATTGGACGGGCTGCAATGCAGACGTACAATGTGCGACTATCTCAATACGCATTTTGAGGCGTTTAAACAGCGGCCGCTTAATGTGGTATGGGCGTCCGATTACCAAACTGATAATTTTAAATATCTACATAATGTAAAAACATATTTAGATTATAATGGTGATACCAATGGCAATGATTGACGAATACATTCCAAGCGAACAATGCCCTGACTTTCATGCGGTTGATACCATTACTTTGGGTGAACTGTATGAAGAACATTGGATAGATTTTAATGAACCGTCTTGGCATTGGAATGCGTATAATGAAGAACAATATAATCGTGTCAATACTAAAATAATTAACCATTATTATAGTAGGGAAATTGGTGTGCTCCCGCCATTGAATTGGAAACGAGAGTTTCTAAGAAAAATGAATGAAATCATGCCAAAGTATATACCATTCTATAAAGCTTTAGAAGAGGGGAGTTCACTTCTACAAACAAGCGATAACTATGGAAAAAATAGAAACGTTTTTTCAGACTTTCCAGCAACACAAATCGCCCCGACTACTCAAGATTATGCCAGTAATGCCAATGATTATGAGTACGAAAACATTACCATAGGCGATATGATGGAAAAAATCAAAGCGCTAAACAATTACGATGATATTGACTATATGATAGTCAAAGAAATTGATAGTTTGTTTAGTTGCTTTATTTCAGTCAACCTAGACATATAAAGGCGGTGCTCTATGACATGCCAAAACCCCCAATTTCCTATTCCACAATTCCCGTGGCTCACCCAATATACGCCGGTGATTCCAAAACTATATTGGGACGTATACAGCCAAGAAGAGCGTATTAAATGGATATGCAAGGAATGGGATAGAATTATCCACTATCTTAAAGATATTTGCATTCAAACAAATAATAATACTGTTAAAATTGAAGAACTTCAAGAACTCTTCAAGAAGTTTATGGAAAGCGGTTTTAACGATTATTATGAAAAACAAATACAAGAGTGGATCAATAAAAACTTTCAAAACATTATAGAATACGCCATACAAGTGCTGTTCTTCGGCCTAACCGAAGATGGGTATTTTTGCGCTTATGTACCAAACAATTGGGCAAAGTATATAACCTTTGACACGGGAGCCGTATATAATGCAGATGATTACGGGCGTCTTATCATACGATACTAGCCGCCTAGGTATAGTAATCGTAATATATTTTATTTTTCTCATTGCAATAGCAATGATAAACGAGAGGAAAAAATAATGGCAACCACAGTGTTCACCGACGAACAAATCAATTCAATCATGGAACTGATCAACGCCACCCGCCATACCCAATACATTGGCGCGCGCTACGTTCCGATCTTCGGCCGCAAGGGTGAGACGTCGATTGAATGGGACAACACCGCCCCCTACGAACCGCTGACCATCGTGCTGCATCAGGGCAACAGCTACACGTCACGCCAATACGTCCCCGTTGGGATTGACATTCTTAACGAGGCTTTTTGGGCAAACACCGGCAACTACAACGCCCAAATCGAACAATATAGGCAAACGGTAGAAAACTATAAAACTGCTACCGACCAAACAATTCAACAATATAAAACTGACACCGACCAAACAATTCAACAATATAAAACTGACACCGACCAAACAATTCAACAATATAAAGACGATACCGACCAAACAATTCGACAATATAAAGACGATACCGACCAAACAATTCGACAATATAAGACTTCAATTGATAACAACACTACAGCAATCCATAATTTAACCCCGATAGTTACCAAAAACTCTAGCAAACTTCAAAACATTTATAATATTAAAGATTATGGCGCTAGCGAAGAATCCGACAACAATTCACCGGCAATTCAAGCCGCAATCGAGGCCGCCTATGCCAATGGCGGCGGCATCGTGTTCGTCCCACTTGGCACATGGAAAGTCAAACGCGAAACAAATACGGCATGGTTCGGCGCAAAATGCGCCATTAAACTGTTTGACAACGTTTCACTAATCGGCGAATCAATGGAAAACAGCATCCTTTACGTCAATGATCCAGATGGCGACGGGTGCATCATCAGCGGCACCCAACAACTCAACAACGCACGTATTGCATATCTACGGCTCGAAATGCAGCATCTCACAGCTAGGGCGAGCATTGGTGAAAAATGCATTTATACGCAAAACCTGATAAATTGCTCTATCGACCATATCCATGCCAACGGCTCAAACGGTACCGGCATTGGCGTTGACCTGTTGCAAAGTGTTTGGATCACCGACAATCTCGTGACCCACTGCGGCCGCGGTTGGCTAGTAGGGCACCACCTTGGTTGTTCGGGCATTGGCATTGGCGCCGGCTCAATGGGCACAAACCCCCTTAGCGAGATGTCTGTGGTGGCCAATAATATTGTTTTGGACTCTGGGCAGTTTGGTATTTTTTACGAGCACCAAGGGCTGAATGTCGCTACCGAGCAACCGTCTGATTTTTCAGGCACGCGCTACGCAGAGGTTATCATTGCCAACAATGTTCTGCGTGACACCACCTATAAAGGCATTGGCGTGGTTGCGCTACAAGGCGTACAGATCAAAGATAACGTTATCCATAGGGCACCATATGCCGCCATTGAAATTAGCAAATGGTGTAGCGATGTCAGCGTCAGCGGTAACGTTGCGATCAACTGCACCCAAGGCATTACAATCGGGGTGGATAAAGAGCGCGACGTTACCCAAGGCCCAAAGTGGACGTTGGATCACATCTACGTTCACGATAACGATCTACGCGTCGCGTCACCCGGCATCACAATCAATGCAAACCTCACACAATCCAGAGTGTACGGCAACACTGTTTTTTGCGGTGTCCCCAACGCGATCGCGTATGCGGTCACCGGTGTTGATTCCAACAATAAAATTACAGTTACAGACTTTTTCGCTAGCGAAAACGTAACCACATCTCGCACAGTTACCCGTGATGTTAATTGGGTTAATTCCCCTCAAACACAGAACCAATTTAATCAGCAATGATTAGTATTAGATAACAAAAAACTCCACATTATATATTCGGTATAGTGTGGGGTTTTTTATATCATATAAAATAACATTACATGTAAATCAGTCTTTCGGCGTGTCGCATACAAAAACATGCTAGTATAAAAATATCAACCAAACAAGGGAGGATACAAATGAACATCACAAATATTAAAACCCAAACCACTACCACCAACGACTACAGCGCAACCATGACAACAGCAGAAACAAAAAACAGCGCCATTACATATTATAACGTCACCAAACCGCGCAACATCTGCGTTGCATACATAATCAGCAAACTACTACCTAATAACGTTTTCAATACCACAACAAACATCTGGGATCTAGTTAAAAATAACTAAGGAAAAAGGATGGCATACTACTGCGGTATAACCAAAAACAATACCATAACATACGCGCTTCGCTTCACAAACAAAAAGCCCTAATATACTTCATAAACACATACAACAATAGCGAACCAATCGGCCACAGTAAGGCGGTAAAAATAACACAATACGAATGCAAAAAATATAAATCCAATCACTAACCCAATGGCATAGCCAACCACCACGGCTATGCCATTTTTTATCACCCTAACCTACGGTTACGTAACCGTAGGTTATTTTATTACCCAAAATATGCATACACCAATTAGCCATTTAAT